CGTGCGTGGCCACCGCGCTGTCCGCGTACGCCTCCGCGGTCGTCTGCGCGGTCGCCGCGGCGCCGGACGTCTCCGCGCCGATCGCGGTCAGGGCCGCCGCCTGGTCGGTCGCGGTGAGGACCGCCTTGCCGACGGTCGTCGCGTCGGAGATGTCCGCCGCGGCAGGTGCGGCCGGGGTGCCGTGGGAGTGCGTGGCCCGCGAGTAGGCGGTGCCGGTTCCCGCGGTCGCCGACTGCCCGTACGACGTCTCCGACACCACCGTCGACCCGGGCGCCGCACCGCCGCCGCTGCCGCCGGTCACCTTCGCGCCGGTCGCGTCGATGACGTCGCCGTCGGCGTCGAGCCCGGCCACGCCGCCGGCCACACCGCGCTGGGCGGCGAGGATGTAGGAGACGCCCTGCTCGGCGGCCCCGTCGACCTGCAGCAGGTCGGCCAGCTCCACCGAGGTGGTCTGGTAGTCCAGCTGCAGCGTGCCGCGGAACGAGACGCCGCCGGCTGTGACCCGGACCGTGTACGCCCAGCCCTGCGGCGACCAGCCGGGGTCGTTGGTCGACGGCAGGCTGACCGTGAACTCTCCGCCGGAGTCGAACGCGGCCGCGATCGTGAACGGCGCGACGATCGCGTTGTCGGCGGCGCCGATCAGCGGTTGCCGGCTCGTGAACTCTGCCTCGCCGTTGTCCGCGTTCAGCAGGCCGTGGACGGACACCTGCGTGAGGCCGTCAGGGAACGACATGTCCACTCCTCGCGGGGCTATTTCGGGTCTGGGCAGCCGAACTCGCGGCGAAGCCGGTCGATCTCGGCAGCGAATCTCCGGCCAGAATCGGTCCTCGGTGGCGACTCGCGCTGCCCCCGGCTGATGTCGACGAGCAGCGCACACCAGCGGCGGTCGTTCTCGGCCTGCTCGTGCCGGGACACCGCGAGGGCGGATGCCGCGGTTACGAGCGACGACAGCAGGATCGCGACCAGCATGTAAACCAACGGCCGCCTCACCGGTCAGCCGCCGATCCGTTGGACGACGAGGACAACGGCGGCGGCGAGTCCTCCGGCCGATCCGGCGAAAGCGAACCACCGGTACGGATGGCCAGTAGCTGGCCCACGCCCGGGATCCCTACCAGCGCCCCGCCCAGCAACACCAGCGTGAGATTGAAATCCTTCGGCGGCACGATGAGCGCCTGGTGGAGGATAAGCCCCCACCCGCCCAGGTAGCTGAGGATGTCCTTGGCCACCGTGACGCGGGAAGGGCCGCGGTGCTTGCGCCGGGTGCTCATACATCAGTCAGCCCCTCGACGATCCAGGTCACGCGGCGAGACGGGCGGCGAGCTCGTCAGCGACCTGGCGGGCGAGGTCGGCCGGGACCGCCGCGGCGATCGCCTGCGGCGACAGCCCGGCCAGCACGCCGGACACGATCTCCTGCTCGTCTACTGGGTCGGCGTCGACCTTGCCGGCGATGGCGGTGAGCGCGAGCTGGATGTTGCCGAGCACCTTGCGGTTGTACTCGACCTGGCCGCTGATCTTGGCGACGTCGTCGCTGATTGCCATGAGATCCTCCAGGCGGTAGTCGAAGCTGGTGTTGTTGTCCGCGGCCTGCGAATAGGCGCCGGAGAAGTGGATGTGCTCGGTGTGCGCCGACGGCCCGGTGTAGTCCTCGGCGGCCCAGCCGTTCGAGGCCTTGTAGATCTTCCTGTTGTAGATCATGTAGCGCAGCACCGAGGAGACGCTCGGCAGGTGGCGGATGTGGTCGACGACCTGCTGCGCGGTCACACCCGGGGAGCGCAGGTCGGAGTCCATGTCCCAGGCCCGGACCTCGGGCGTCGAGTCCGGGTCGCCGTTCCACTCGGCCCTTGAGCCGGCCGTGTCGTCGGGGTTGTGGCCGGACGTCTCGGCCTGGTGCGCGGCGTCGCCGATCGTGCCGTCGCTCGTCTTGTCGCGATCGGGGAAGGCGGCGTTCATCTGGTCGCGCAGGTTCTGCAGGCCCTTGGTGAGAACCCAGTCAGTCATGGCCGCTCCTACGATCCGGTGTACTGGACGGTGACCATCGAGCCGGACTTGACGTTGACCGTCCCGGAGCCGACCGCCTCCGAGAAGCACACCGTCCAGGTGCCGGTCGCGGACACGGTGAACGAGCCTTTGACGTGGAAGCTGGAGAAACCGGTCGTGGTCGTGAAGTCGGAGGCGACGATCGACGAGCCCGACGTCGGGGCCGTCGTGCCGCTCGCCGACACCGAGCCCTGCGTCGCGGTGGCCGAGTTGAAGTGGATCGTGGCGCCCGCCCACCGCCACGCCGAGGTGGTGCAGGTGCCGCCGAACCCGAAGCCGGGCTGGCCGACCGCGGACGTGTTGGTCAGGGTGATCAGGCCGTCGAAGACGTAGGTGCCGGTCTGCGGGATCGTGAAGCTCATCACCGAGGTGAGGGTGGTGCCGGTGATCGCCGACGCATCCGAGGTGCGCTGCACGTACATCGGCGCCAGGCTGGCCGCCTTGTCGTCGACCGCCTGCACGTCCGTGTCGACCGCCTCGGCCAGCGCCTCGATGTCGCCGGGCGGGTCGACGCTGTCGGTGAGTTGCGGGTACGGGTAGCTCCGGTTCGAGGTGCTGGCGCTCACGTCGTCCTCTTCCAGTTGATCGTCAGGGCGAAGCTGGCCGAGTAGTGACCGCGGCCGTCCAAGATCACGTACGGCGAACCGTCGGACTCGTAGATGGCCAGCCCACCGGCGGTGCCGTCGACCATCGCCTGCGCCCACGAGGTCGGCAGCGACCAGGTGGTGGTCTCGCCCCAGCGCAGGTTCGGGCCGTCGGTCGTGCTCCCGCCGCGGGTCGGCGCCCCTGAGGGGCGGAACTTCTCGACGAGCAGCCATAGCGTGGTGTCCTGCGCGGCCGTGATGCCGCCGGCGTTCTTGCGGCGCATCCGCACCGACACGCCGGTCACGGTGGCGCCGGCCAGCGACCGGGGACCGTTGCCGTAGAACGCGCAGCCGGTGTGGTTGCCCCAGCCGCCGTATTCGCCCTGGTAGACGTCGTCGTTGTCGGTGCGCCACTTGCTGCCCTGCCGCGACCTGGTCTCGACCGGGGTGAACGTAGTCGTGCCGGTAACCGTCGTCGGTTTCGGCGGGGGCGGCGCAGGGTTCGGGCTGCCCACCGGCGCCCCGCCCGTCGCCGCCGTGTCCAGCCGGCACACCGCCACCCAGATCGAGCCCGCCTTCACCACGAGCACCCGGTCGCCGTCGGCGAACGTGACGCCACGGGCGGCCTCCGTCACCGTGTCGATCCCGTTGATCGTCACCGTGAGCAGGCCTGACGACGCTGCCCCGGCCGCGATGCCGGTCGTGCAGGGAACATTGGTCAGGCTGACCCGGTTGCTGGCCGCGTCACTCATGCGACGGTCACCACCCCGAGCGTCATCGGGCCGGTCGCGAAATAGGGCAGGCCGATCGTCTCCACCGTGCACAGCACCCCGTCGACGAGCACCGGGTCACCGAGCTGGATCGTCGGGTCCGGCACCGCGGTCACCGTGAACCGGCGCAGCACCGCCTGACGCATCTTGCGCCGCAGCACCGTCTGCGCCGCGTCGTCGCACTGCGCCTGCGTGGTCAGCAGCGGCGACGAATAGCTGTAGGGCACCGGCAGCGGATTCGCCGGGCCGCCCACGTACGACCACGGGCCGGAGCTGACGTAGGCCAGGCCGCGAAGCTCGCTGCCGTCACTGCTGGTGCCGGTGGCCACGACCACGTTGAAGCCGCCGTCGCGCGACGAACTGCCTACCGCGGTGATGACGGTGCCGCCCGTCGAGCTGGAGAACGAGCGCACAGCGTCGTCGGTGGTCGGCACGGTGTCGGGCAGGATCTCGAGGTAGCCGCCCTCGTTCATGCGGGGCACGGCCGGCCACGCGTCGAGGAGCTCGCCCAGCGCGCCGAGCCGGTCGCTGTCCCAGTTGACCGCCGACGTCGGCACCGACCGGTCGTCGGGGGCCATGCCCAGGTCGACGGTCACCGCCGGTTCGAGCAGCTGCCGCACCGTCGACCCGATCGTGCCGGACGGCTGGAACGGGGCGACGAATTTCGCCTCGTCGACCAGTGCGAGCAGGCCCACCGCGGTGACGGTCATCGTGGCGCCGTCGCCGTTCTCTGTCGTCTCGGAGATCAGCAGCTCGCACCGCTGGAACCACTCGATCCCGTCCGGGCCCTTGCCGACGCCGAGGCTGATCTTGAGCCGCTGCCCGTTCGCGGCGAGCGGGCTGTCGTCCTCCTTCGGCGCCCAGTCGACACCGGCCACCCGCCTCGGGACGGTGAACGTCGCGCGGTCCGGGACGGTCAGCGACCGGTCGGAATCCTCGCTGCCCGCGGTGACCGGCACGTCGTCGGCGAGGAGCTGGTCGCCCAGCCACGACTGCACGGCGATCCGGTACTCGTACGAGCCGCCGAGGACCGACCGCACCGTGTCCGAGACGTCGATCATGACCGCCGCCTCAACTGAAGTCCGCCTGGGCGAGATCAAGGTACGTGGCGTAGTCACCGGCCAGGTCGTCGTAGGTCTGGCCGCTGTAGGCGTCGACCATCTCCTGGTAGGTGAAACCGCGGGCCTCGAGGTCGGCGGCCCAGCTGTCGGTCACCGCGTACTGGATCGTGGTGATCCGCCGCGGGTCCGAGCCGTCCTGCGAGAAGCGGCGCACCGTCCACCCGTCGACCGCCAGGTACGCGTCCACCCCGTCGTACGGCTCGCCCGACACCGCAGAGATGCCGGGCTGCCGGATCTGCACCGTCGACTCGGTCGCCGCCGCCAGCAGTGCGAGGAGATTCTGGTGGGCGCTGGTCGTCTCCGTGTACAGGTCGTAGGAGCCTTCGGCCTGCCCGGCAGGGCCGGTCACGACCACCCACCGGCCGGCCACCCGCATCCGCGCCGAGTCCCGCCCGTACGTCTGGTCGCCGATGTTGAGGATGACCACTTCGGCGGCCTGGCCGGTGATGGCGTCGCTGAGCGCGACCTTGCCGCCGGTCAGGGTGTAGGAGGTGGCGCTGGTCGAGTACTCGGTGCTGCCGTCGACGACGGCCACATAGGTGACGTCCACGCCGAACGGCAGCTCGGCGTCGATGATCACGAACGCGGTGTCGGCGAGCTCGTCGACGTGCCCGCCCCGCACCAGGGTGCGCTGCCCGGCCACGCTGCGGTACACGTCGAGGGCGTCGCCGACCGTCAGCCCGGTCACCGACACCTGCACCCGCGGCGGGTAGACGTTCTGCGCGGCAGCGGCGATCGCGACGGTCACCGCTTGCCCACTTTCTGCCGGTGGCTGGCCCGGTCCACCTCGGCCTTAGCCTCGACGCGGGCGACCGACCGGATCTCCTGGCCGTCGAGCAGCACGGTGACGTTGGTGGTGTTGTCGACCTGCACCGGGTTCGCCCCGCCCGCGCGCCGGATCCCGTCACCGGCGCCGGCGGCCGCGAAGTAGTCGGTGGCGTCGAAGGTGCCGCCATACCGGGCGAGCGTGTTCTGCACCTTGCGGCTGACCGAGGCCCTGACGATCACGTCGACGGACTTGCCGTGCACCGAGGCGATCTGCTCCTTGAGTGCCTCGATCCGGCCCGCCGCGTCGTGGGTGTTCGCCGTGAAACTGGTGTTCTTCTTGGCTGGGATCAGGCCGAGCTCGGACGCCAGGTTGCTCGCCTGCGTCTTCGTCAGCCCGAACTGGCGGGCCAGCTTGACGAACTGGGCCCGGTTGTCGGCGGCGACCTTGTTCGCCGCGCGGCCCTCACCGTTGACGGCGACATAGCCGTTGTACTGGGCGATCAACGCCGACGCCAGCCCGGACAGGGCATCGCGGTTCGCGCGGCCCTTGACGGTGTTCTCGTCGAGGGTCTTCCCGTTCTTCTTCGCCGCCGCGGTGATGTCGTCGATCGCGGCGCCGACCCGGGTCGTGGAGTTGAACAGCTCCTGCCCCGACGATGCCAGCCCCTCGATCTGCTTCGAGTAGGTGGCTACCGCGTCGCCGTCGGTGAGGATGGCCTGCCCGTACTGGTCGAAGGCCGCCGAGGCCTTCACCGCGGCGTCGGCGATCTGGACGGTCTTGAACTGCGCCTTGTCCGAACCCTCCGTGAGCCCCCGGATCGTGTCGATCAGGCCGCCGCCGGACACCTTGCGCAGCCAGCCGTAGGTCTCCGTCAGCACGTTGACCAGGCCGAAGAACGACGACACACCCAGGTTCACGATCGCGAACAGATTCGCGAGGGCGTCGGCGCCGGCCTTGCTGTTGTCGTCGAGGCTGTCCAGCCCGCCGGCCACCGCTCTGCCGATCGTGCCGATCTCGTCGCCGATCTCCCGCCCCACCGGGCCGGAGTTGTGGATCAACCGCTCCAGCGCCCCGCCGAGATCCTCCACCGCCTCGGCGACGCCCTCGATGACCGGCGCCGCGTTCTGCGAGCTGTCGGCGAAGATCTGGTCGAAATCAATGCGATCGACTGCCTGCTCAATCCGGTCGAGGCCTTTGAGCGTGGTGTCGACGAACGGGGTCGCCGCGTCGGTCAGCTTGCGGGTGATCCGAGCGCTCATGTCCGTGAACGCGTTCTGCACCCGCCCGTCCTGCGCGGCGAGCAGAAAACCGCCGACGACACCGCCGAGGCCTGCGCCGCCGATGACCGCCCCGGCGATCGTCGCCCCGATCGCGGGGGCCGACGCCACGGCCACCGTCGCCAGGACCGGGCCGAGCGACCCGGACACGCCCTTGAAGGCCTGCGAGAACTGGGTGGTGAACTTCCGGGCGAAGCCCTGCACCTGACGCGGGATCTCTTCGGTGGGCAGCAGGTTCTTGAGGATGTCCCGGTTCTTCGACAAGTTCCGGATCTCGGTCTGCTGCCTGCGCATGGCCTTCGCGATGTCGAGGCGCTCGGTCGTCGTCTCCGCGTTCGCCCACGCCCGGGCCAGCGAGTCGAGCTCCTTCTTCGAGATCTCCAGCTCGCGGGTCAGCTTGGCGAACGCCTTCGCGTTCTCGTCGACCGTCTTGCCCAGCTTGCCCGACGACTCCGACGCCTGGTCGATGCCGCGCTGGGTGTCCTTGACCTGCCGGTCGGCCTGCCGCAGCCCGGCCAGGAACGACCGCAGCCCGGCGGAGGACTTGTCGTTGATCTCGACATCGGCGTCGACATCGCGAGCCATCAGCGGATCCTCTCCAGCGCCTCATCGAGGGCCTGGTCGGCCGCGTCGAGCCACGGCGTCGGATCAGACACCGGCTTGGAGAAAAACCCGGGCTCGACGGTCGTCACCGACCACGAGCCCTTCGTGCGGCGCCCCCACGCCGGATGCCGCACCCGGCCCGCGTCGATGCGTTTCAGGTCCGACCGGTGGCGGGCCGAGTCCCGGCCCGCCGACAGGTGGATCCTGACCCCGGCGCCGGTGTTCGTGACCCGCGCCTTCACGACCGAGGCGGCGACCCACCTGTTCAGGCCGCCGCGCTTGGGCAGCGTCGCCAGCGCGCGGTCCCGGATCGCCTTACGCACCAGCGGGATCGGCTTGCGCACCGCCTTGCCGATCTGCTTGAGCACGTGGTGCTCGTACAGCATCTGCTCGACGGTCCGGGCGTAGTGCTCGATGCTCTCAGCCACCGCCCGCACCCCCCGCTTCCAGCCGTGCCTCGACGAGTTGCTTGAGCCGCAGGATGTCGCGGGCGTCGAAAACCTCGAGAAGATCCCGGTACGGCTGACCGGAGACGAACGCCAGGTCTAGGAGCTCTCGCCGGACGGATCCGGCCGGGTAGGGTCCAGAACCTCCACCTCGTCCGGCTTCGGGTCGGCCGCCTCGACGCACTCGCTCTTGTTGAACTTGTCCCACGGCATCGAGATGGCCAGCGCGCGGGAGAGCGCCGACCAGGCCAGGTAGCGGGCGTGGGTGTGCATGCGCACACCCTCCGGGAACTGGGCCTCGGCGGCGGCCAGGTCCCGCTGGTCGGCGACCGCGGTGAACTCGCGGCCGTCCGCCATGAGCACGGCGATCTTCTGCTGGAACACGGGGTGGTTTGCCTTTCGTCAGCTGGACTGGGAGAAGTCGGGTTCGCCGACGACCGGGATCGTCAGGTCCATGAGGTGGAACGACCCGACCTCCCCGCCGAACGGCAAGGCGTTCGGCCGGATCGTGAACGTCGCCTTGTCCTGCCCCGACGCGTTCTTCGGCTGGTAGACGCAGTCGAGATCAGTCCCGGAAGACCGCGCCACGCGCAACGCGTGCCCCAGCGAGCCGGCGCCGTCGTCGTTGATGCCCGAGATCGCAGCCGTCCACGTCGGGCTGTCCGAGTCGGTGATCGCCCCGTCCGGCACGCCGGTCTTCAGGGTCTGGACGTTCTGGTCGGGCGTGAGAAGAACCTTCGTGACCTGGTTGCTGTAGTCCGTGCCGTCGACGGTCAGCAACAGATCCTTGATCACGAAGGCACGTGCGTACGCGGTCATGCGAGGCTCCTACTCGGCGGTTCCGGTGATCTGCAGGGCGTAGGTGTCGGTGCCGGCCATCGGCAGCAGCGCCGGCTCCAGAGCGGTGATGTAGAGCAGCGGCGACAAGGCGGCGAACAGGGCGTCCCGGTGCGCGTCGCACCACTCGGTGGCCGTGTCCTCGTCGCCGGGCGCGGCCACGATCACGTGCCAGGTCTCCTCGAAGGCGACCGCGCCGACGTCGCGGTGACCGCCACCCCAGCGGGGCCAGCCGTCGCCGACGTTGATCGCGCCGGGCCGCTTCGCGTAGCCCTTCACCCCGTCGACCGTCGACAGGGCGGTCGCGACCGCAGTCCGGAACTCGTCGGTGGTCACGCGATCAGCAACCGTCGGTGCGGCTTCTCCAACCGGCTGACCTCGGTGTCCCACGGCGGCAGGACAGTGCTGCTGCCCGCCTCCGCGTCGGCCTGCTGCACGGCCAGCGGCAGCCGCCGCATCGCCAGGTTCCGCTTCACCCGCCGCAGCAACGCGTCGCGCAAGTCGGCCGGGTAGTAGGCGGGGATCAGGCACACCGCGCGCTGCGCGTCGGTCTCCGCGTCCAGCGCCGACTGGATGTCGTCGTCGGTGTACGAGTGCGCGCCGAGGTAGCTGGACGCGTCCTGCAGCTGCGGCATCCGCCCGGCCGGGGTCGCCTCCACCGCCTGCACCGCGAAATCCGCCCGGCCGACACCGGTCGCTGTCACCGCGGCGATGTGCCGGCCCGGCACGGTCAGCGCGTACGTGGCCGTGTAGCAGCGCCAGCCGGACGACTCGACGGTGGGCGCCGGCGAGGCTTGGCTGCCGTCGGGCAGCGTCACCGTCACGGTCGGCGTCACCCCGGCCGAGGTTCCGTCCAGATCGACGACCTCGACGACGAGCGGCCACACGTCGCCGACGATGCGCTGGCTGCTGGCCGAGCTGACCGCGGTCACGGGCACGTCAGGTCACCCCGATTCCGAAAGCTGGGCGGCGGGTCAGGCTGATGTGGACGAGGTCCGCGGCGACGACCAGCCGGGTGCCGGGCTCGTCCGGGTCGGGACGCCATACGGCGTCCTCCATCGGCGCGCGCACGGACAGGCCGAGCCTGCACGCCGCGGTCTCCGCGAGCAGCCGGTCCCCGTGGCCGCCGCGGTTGACGAACAGGACCACGTGCAGCCCGGAGGGAATGTCGGCGATCTGCAGCGACCGGCCGACCCGCTGGGCGTTGTCGTGGTCATACAGCAGCGGTACCCGGCCGTCACCGCGGCGCCAGCCCGGCAGATACCGGTAGCGGCGGGAACCGGAGACCGCGGACCGGCCGTACGGGACGGCCAGGCCGGTGATGGTGCGGGCGCCCATGTCCACGGCCAGGGCGCCCAGCACGGTGGTCATACCCGTTCGGGCCAGTGCCATGTGCCGCCGACCGGCGCGGCCTCGATCCAGCCGCAAGGGCAGTAACGCATCGGTGAGCCGTGCGAGGCGGCATCCGGGCAGTCCTGGGCGCCCGGCGTCTCTGCGGTCTCGTGGAACTTGATGTCCCGGGCGAACAGCACACCATCCGGGTTGAGCACGGCGAGCCCTACCCGTTCCGGATCGCGAGCCGCCGAGTTACCCGGCACCACCTCGGTGACGATCGCCGCCCGACACACCTTCGGGAAGATGCCGTCGGCGCTGCCCCGGGCCACGTAGTGGACGACGCGGCCCACGCTGGGCATGGTCATGACTCTCCTTCGGGGTTGGGTGCCCGGCCCCAAGAACCACCCCGGAAGCCCGGGGCCGGGCGGTCTCACTTGTCGTCGGGCTTGGCCGCCTGCTTGTCGGCAGGCTTCGCCGCGGCCTTGCCCCGAACCGGCTTGCGCTCCGGCGGCTCCGCGCCGGGCACCAGGTGCTCGTCCTTCGCCGCGATCCGGCCGCCCGGCGCGTACGCCAGGAACTGACCGTCCGGGTCGCCGTCACGGACCAGCCGGCCGTCACCGGTCCGCCAGAGACGCTCCGACGCGGTGGCCATCAGTCCGGCATCTCGATGTAGCCGACCACCACGTCGAAGACGCCGGCGGTCAGCGCGGCGGTCGCGACGGTGGCCTGAAGCTTGCGGGCCGCGCTCGTCTTGACGCTGGTCGCGCCCGTGCCGACCGGGATCAAGCTCTTGCGGCCGGTCGTCGACCACGGGGCGCTGCCGAACGCGGTCGCCGCCAGCAGGTCCGCCGACGCATTCGTCTTCAGCGCGACCGTGGCCGAGCCGCCGGAGTCGAGCGCCGTGTCGACCTCGATGAACCCGGTGATGATCACGGCGTTGGCCGGGATGACCGTGTCGCCGGTGAGGTCGATGTCGCCGACCGCGCCGCCGTCGACGTCGAAGTCGTACCGGCCGCGGGCCCACTTCAGCCCGCCGTTGGGGAATCCACCCGTGTAGGGCATGTCGATGTTCTCCGTTCCTGATCAGGCGCTCGCGATGGTCACCGTGACGGTCGGCGATGAACCGCCGATCCCTCACCCGTCGAGGTCGCAGCGTTGATTGAGACTGCCGGCTGGTTGCACATGTCAGGCGTTCATCCCCGTCACCGTGCAGAAAGCTGCGGGCCGGTAGAAGACCAGCGCACAGCGCACGTCGGCCCGCATCGCCTGCTTGCCGTTGGTGAAGAAGTCGGCGTGCGAGTTGGAGATCTGCACGTCGATGCCGCGCCTGACGGCCAGTTCCGAGTAGTTGCCGAAGTCGCCGACGTCGACCGTGCCCTCGGTGGCGCCGAGGACCTCGATGGCCGGCAGGCCCCAGATCCGGGCCGGACCGGCCTCGGACGGCGAGCCCCAGATGTAGATGCCGTCGGTGGTCTTCAGCAGACGGATCTTCTGCCAGTCGTTCGGGTGCCACACGGTGGCGTCGGGGAACGCCAGGCCGGTCACCTTGACCTTGGTCAGGGCCTTGTAAACGGCGTCCGGGCCGTTGTCGCTGCTCTTGGCCTGGGTCTGGATCCCGGTGGTGTGGTGCAGGCCCGTCAGGTTGTTGCCGGTGCCGCTGCCATCGAGGATCTGCACGTCCATGCGCTGGCGCACCATGAACGGCAGCCGGTTGTTGACGTAACCCCGGGCGCGAGGGATGTCCTCAAGGGTCTCGTCGGTGATCGGGATCCAGGTGCCGATCTTGCGGACCGGGGACGACTTCTCCTCCAGGCCCAGCTGCGACTCGGGATACGGGCCGCCCTCGGCGATCTCCGCCGCGTTGTTGACGAACGTCGTCTCCTCCATGTAGACCACGGCGACCTGGCTCGTGACGGTCTGGGGGATGAGATCGATCAGCTGGATCGGCCGGGTCACGTAGTCGACGACACGCGGCCCGCGGACGGTCTCGGGCGTGCCGCCCGCCGTGGTGTCGAACAGGCTCTTGAGGTCGATGTCCAGGTGCGCCTCGGGGCCACTTGCGCCCTGCTTGCCCTTGAACGCGATGGAGTCGGTGAACAACTCACCGAACGACTTGCGGGCCTCAGCCTCGCGGGCCTTGCCGGTCTTGGCGCCGGCCTCGGCGCCCTTCTCCTGGGCGGCCTCCCACTCCTTCGAGCGGGCGGCGGCCCGGGCGATGCCCTTGAGCTCGTCGACCTTCGCGCCGGCCTCGTCGATCTCGGCGTTCAGCGCCCGGATCGCCTCGACCTTCGCGGCCGAGTCACCGTCGAGCGACTTCACCTTGGCCATGTCCATCTCCGGACCGGCCTCGGCGAAGATGGAGTGCAGCTTCTTGTTCTTCTCGTCGAGCTTGCCCAGCGCGTCCTTCAGCGCCGGGAACTCGAGAACGTCGGTCATACCGTGATCCCTCGCGTTCGTGCGATGTGCCGCAGGTACTCGACCTGCAGCACTGGCGGATTGGTGGGTTCGGGTTCCGGCTCGGCCAGCAGCTCGGCCAGGCGCTTGCACTGCGCCTCGACCTTGCCGAGCAGCGCCGACGATTCGGCGCCGAGCCCTTTGCCCTTGCTCTGCCGCTTCGCCATGACGTCCGCGGCGCGATCGGTGAGGTTCTCGAGGTCGGCCAGGACCGCCTCCGCCTCACCGGCGAATGTGAGGCCGCTCTTCACGGCCAGGGTGCGGGTGCCGACGCCGGCGCCCTTGATCACCGGCGACACCTCGCCGCCGGGCACGATGTGCTCCAGGAAACGGACCTGCTGGCCCTCGAACTCGCCGTACGAGTACTTGTCGGCCTGGCAGGAGTACGACCACTCCTGCAGCGAGCCCATGTTCTTCACCACGGCGAACGTCTCCCGTCCGCCCTCGGTGTCCAGGAAGAACTGGCCGTCCAGCACCGCCTCCGTGTCGGTGGCGTGCACCACGCCCTTGCCGACCGGCAGCGCACCGTCCCACGACTTGTGCCCGTACGCGGAGATCATCCACTCGGCGCCGTCGTCGAACGCCCCCGGCAACGTCACGTCGAAATCGGCGTCGATCACGTTGAACGTCGAGAACACCGCCGTCACGAGGCCCTGGCCGGCGTCCTTGACCGTCACGCGGCCGAGGGCCTTCTTGGTGATCACTGGTCGCCTCCCGCGTTGGGGTCGGTGGTGTGCCTGGATCCGGCTGGCTGGAGCTGGACGCTGAACAGACCCGAATGTTCGAGCAGCGACCAGTCGTTTGCGGCGACAGCTGCCTTCACTGATTCGGGGGTGAATCCGGCGTCGAGCAGGTTCCGGATCGTCTGGGTGTCCTTGAACTTGATCTCCGCGATGTCCTTCTGGTCCTCCCGGACGAAGGACACGTCACGCTTGTCGATGCACAGCTCGGCCGTAGGCTTGGGACGGTCGAACAGCACCTCGAGCGAGTTCGCCGCCTCGGTCCACAGGTGGTTCAAGGTGCCGTCCGCGACGTTGCGGCGGGCCGCCGCGTAGTTGCCGGCGTTCAGGCTCGACCCGGACAGGCCCTCCGACAGGCCCACCACGACCGGGTGCACGCCCGCCGCCGCGGCGATGCGGGTCTCGCCCGCTCCGATGATCGCCTTGAATTCCAGCTGGCGCATGTCCGCGCCGACGATCGTCACATCCGCGCCGCCGCCCATGAACAGCGTCCGGTAGGCGTTCTGCGTGCCCTCGTGGCCCTCGCGGAACAGCTTCACGAACTGCTGGAAGTTCTCCGGCGACACGTCCTTGTCGAGCGACACCACCGTCTGCAGCGCCGCCCCGTTCTGGAACCGTTTGACCTTCAGCTCGGTCGCGGCCCGGTCCGAGGAGATCTCCCGCAGCACCGGAGTCAGCCACGACATGCCGCGGAACCGGGCGACCGGATCCGGCACCGGCGCGTAGTGGCACACCTCCGACGGCAGCAGCAGCACCGACTGACGCGGACCCGTCGTCCCGGCGACGGTGGCCGCGGCCGGCTCGTACATCAGCGCGATCACCTTGGTGTCCAGCGCGTACGGGTCGTCGCTGTGCGAGCCCAGCACCAGCGTCACCCAGTCCGGCCGCAGTCGCACCAGCCGCCGCGTCGGCCCGGCGGCCGACTTGCCGTACCGGCCGAGATCATCGCACCAGGTGACGTAGCTGTTGCCCGCGTAGGTCGCGTCGACCTCCATCCACG